CTGGGAGACGCATCAGGTGGCTCTGTTTTGAACTCGCCGCTGGACCGGCACAAGGCTCTTGTGGAAATTGGTCACGCGCTCACGCATGGACTCGCCGTGATGACCAGCGCTGGGCCCGACCATGGTCCCAATCGCAGAGCCATTGATGATCGTCCCTCGGGCATACTCCGCGCCATTGGCTTGGAACGCTGGCGCGCTGTTCGTTTGCCTTGTCGCCTGGACGTAAGCCTGAGAGGGCTGCGGCGGCACAATGGCGGCGATATCGCCCTCGCGCATGTTGTCTTTCATATTCGTGATTTTTAACGATGCCATCTCGGAAACGGGCACGCCCGCAAGATCGGCCGCTTGCTGCGCGCGATCGGCGGATGAACTCTCCATTTCCCTATAGAGAATGTCGGGGTTCTTCCCTTTAGAGGACGAAATGCTGAAGTTGGATGGCAACGCCTGCGGTTCGGTTCCGACGTAACAGCCGCACCTTGGGCAGTGAGACGGAGGGTCTTCCTCGACGCCGTTAATAATCTCATGCAGAAACGAAAATTCTCCGCTGCATTCCGGACATTTATACCTTCGGCTTTTGAACGCCATCAGCGCCCCCTCCACGAAGCACGCCGTTCTCTGATTTCCTGCATGATCCTACGCGCTTCTTTCTGCTTGAGAAAGCTCTCCAAAGTGTTCTTGGTGAAAAGCTCGTACCGGCCACGGGCGGATAGCTGTTTTCTGGCGACTTCGGCCTGTCTTGTGCGGTTTTGGGCGATCAGCATGGGGCGCAATTTCTCTTCCCATGCGCGACCGCCCATGGCGAGCGCCATCACTCGATCATCTCGCTTGTTGTACCCTTCGGCCTTGATGCTGTCGCCATCTCGGGTCACCGTCCGCATCTCTTCTAGGGCATCGACCGAGCGGATTTTGAAAGCTCCGGTACTCACGAAGTCCCGTAACCTCTCCATGATCGAGACCTTGAGGGAAGTCTGAGTCTTAAATTGCCATGAAGCACCAACCCCCATCGAATCGGCGCGCTGGTAGACATAATTCCGCACGTTCCCAAGGATGTTGTTCAGACCATGTTCTTGCGCAACGCCGCTCTGGTAACCCTGCAAGAGTTTTGGGAGAGATCGGTATTCGTTCCACACCGCTTCGCCGGGCCCATTGATCTCAAGAATGAAGAGAACATTGTGATACCAGCCGCAAAGCGCTGCAATCAGCCACGCGAATTGATGCGCCGGGATTGACGCAGAAGCATACTCCGCCACTTGGTCACAGCCATCCGCGTAGCAGCGGAGCACCTCGCACGCAGAGCGGTCATTTCTTTCATCGTGTCCGAATGCGGGATCGGCGGAAACGACGTACATGCCGTTTGGATCCGGTTCTTCCCAGACTTTCAGATGAATGTCGCGCCGATACTTGGAGACCTCGAAATCGCTGTGAGGAAAATCGGCTCCTGGATAGAACTTGTATGATTGATGCTTGAGTTGCGACGCGGCGACAATTTGTGCTGTCAGCTTATCCGCTTGAAAGAAGGTGGAGCCTGTAGCAACCCAACTCTCTTCTTCGGTCCATGGTTGTTCTGATTGAGTAAATCCATCAGTCGGCTCACCGGGATCTTTCTCTCTGGCGGGGTCGGTTTTCCTCCTATACCAAGCCAGTTGTTCGATATCGACATCAAATCCGTATTGTTCTTTAACTGCTTGGATTCTCTTACGCTCGATCTCATTTGGTGCGTCATTTCCGTAGCGACGGAACATTTCAGTTCCGCGCTCTATTCGTTGGCTATCTTTGAGATACCACCCCAAAAAACACGTCGCCTGATTCAGGTCATCGCTCTTGGCGTCCTCCCACATCGTGTGCCAGGAATTAAAGCCGCGCGCTGTGCTTTCGTAAATGTATAACCTGTCTGGAAACGTTTCAGAAAGTGCTTGTTTGAATGAAACGATTCCCTCTTCCGCTTCCCAGGAACAAAGTTCGGATGCGTGGACAAAATTAAGTCCAGTTGATCGACCGAGTTGCCCAGATCCTTTGCTGGATCGAATGCCAGCAGACATGAAAAGCATTTGGGAATCGTTATCTAACGTAATCCCGTATCGGTTGTAGGAACTGATGCGAGGAAATTTCATGCGCTTTGGAAGATTGCGCACCATCTCTTCTATCTCTTTTCTCGCATTCTCTTTGTTGGCGTCGGTATCGAAAACCATTGCGCCGCGAAGCCCATTGTGGACGCCGAGCCAGAACAGTGACAGCGCTCGCGAAATCGTTGAGAGTCCAAGCTGGCGACTTTTTAGAACCTTAATATCGTGAACGTCCCGCTTGAGCGCGTTGAATATGCAATCAAGAAAAACACGTTGGGCTGAGTAGATGTTATCCCCGAGAGTGATCCGTCCTTTTTCCTTTGAGTTGACTACGCAACTGTTGAGAAAGGTATAAAAATTTTCCTTGAACGTCTCTACTTTCGTGTCGTCCCAGGCGGCCATCAATGCCCTCCGGACAAAAAATGTCCATGAAGTTGTTGAAATTTTTCCTTGTATGCAGCAGCAGCTCTGCGCTTGCTGTCATATCTGCCAAGATGGTGATGTTTTCCACAATACAAAACAGCTACCCACTTTCCGCGCGACGCATCAAAATGAACACCCCGGAAGCCTGAAGAGTTATTTCTTCTTAATGGAGCGTTCGCCTGTTGTTGGCTCAGTGATGCAAGGCGAAGATTGCGCCACTTGTTGTTCGTGCGATTTCTGTCCTAGTGATCAATCGTCGATGGTGGCCATTCTCCTGTCATGTAATACCAAGCAAGGCGATGAGCGTGATACAAACGACCTGATATCATTATCCTCCAATACTTCGTATCGGTATCCGTTCCGCCGGCGATCCTTCCAGATCGAAGTCTCGTAAATATTCCAGTGTTCGGATTGTACTTAAGAATCCGCTTTAGCTCTTTAGCCGTGAAATCTGGAGCGCGTATTTTCATCGAAAGCCAAATCCAGCGGCTTTGTCCTTGGCCTGGAGGTAATCCGTGACGGCAACCTCAACCATGGCCTTGGCGGTCGACCAGAAGCCTGCGGTGTCAGGCGTGGGGTTGATGAAGGCTTGGGACAGGATTGTGCCGTCCGGGGTTACCACAACGATCGCCCCCGCGAACTCAGACTTCTCGTTGCGCTGAATCCTTGCAGCCATCTCCGTAAATGGCTTCGATGGATCGTCAAGCGGGCGCGATGGCTGGCTCATTTCTTGAGATACCTGTGCTGATATTGGCCTTTGACATGCTCGTGTAGCGCCGACCCGATGCTCTCTGACTGGAATATCTTGGTTGCCACGTCCTCGGGCACGCCGTCATAAATCGTGTGCGTGCCGTTCTTATAGACAACGGTCAATTCGGATGTCTCTGGATCATGCCCGATCGATTGCACATGGCTCGAAAACACATTTCGCATTTGCGGAGGCATTTTATGCGCTCACAACGGTGAAGTCGGTGGTTGCATGTATGAAGCCATCCTTAAGTAGAGAAACACTCCACACGCCAGGATATGCAAGTTCTCCGGGATTGAAAACATAAACAACGTAGCTGGACCCGGGAAGCCTGATGTTCTCTCCAAGGACTGGCACTCGTCCAACATAGAATTTGTAACTGGCAGATGTGTAGAATGAGCCATCCGGACGGGTAAACATCAGCGACAGATTGGAAGTTCCCGGTATCTGTCCTCCAACCTCCAAAAACATGGAAAGGCCGTCGTCGTTGGAAAATATGGTCTGAGGCGGCCCGAAAGAAAAGAACTCTGCTTGGATTTGTAGACTACCGAAAACCATGGACAGGAAGACGTTTTTCCCACTGGGAGTAGCCTGGGCAGGCGGATTTGATACACCGAGCACTGTTGATAAGGCGACCGCCGTTCCCACGCCGACAGATGTTGATGGCGGCATATTCAACGATCGGAAAACAATCCCGCCCGCCAATCTTCCTTTGGCGAGTTCTCCGCCGCGCCAAGTCGAAACGATCGACATGTTGGCGTAGGACGCGATGACTAAGCCTTGGGCCGGAAGTACAGGAGACGCGCCAGAGGCGGTCGAGATCGAGAACGCGGTGCCTATACCTTGTCCAGACCCGACAGCGGGGCCCCGCGTTCGGAAGACGGCAGCGCCGACGATTCGGCCCGTCATAGGCTGCCCGCCGCGCCAAGCCGCAACAACTGACATTGTTGGCTACCTCGGTGCTATGGGCAGGTCCGGATTTCGATGTCCACGTCATCGCAGCCCGAGGCGGTGGCTCTGAGCATAACGATATCCCCGTTCAGATCACCAGCGCCGAGATTAAACACATACCAGCCGCTCGAAATCTCGGTTACAGCGCCAATAGTTCCTGCACTGAAGGCGCCGCCGTCGATGGCGCGAGTAACGCTCATGCTCCCAGCGTTACCAGTTGCGGGCACATGGTTTGTGGAGTCCGTCATAAGCACGGCGAAATTGGCCAGAGCCGTATTCTTGCGGATGCCCGGCCGATAGGCGGCACCAACCGTTACGCCGCCGCTACCATCCACCTGCACTTGATTTGCGCCCGTGCCCGTCGTCGGAAGCGCGCCGGCCGAGCCGCTGGCAACTGCCGGAATTGCGGTGATGCCGAAATTCGTCGGGGCGGTTGGATCGCAAGCGGTCGTGATGATATTCACCGTCTGAGGGATAGCGCCGGTGCCGGTGAAGTTGAACCCAATATCGTTACCGGCAGTGTCTCCAGCGCTCATGGCATACTTGTACCAACCCAAGCCGGTATCCTCGGTCACGGTCCCGCCGCCTGCTGTAAACGTTCCATCGATGCAGCGCCGGACCGTCCAACTCACGCCGGTTTTGGGGCCTCCGCTCGAGGAGTCAATGCCTTGGAAATGGATGAACTGACCGGCTGTGGATTTCCTAAAGATGACACGCCTCCTGCGCTCTAGGCGCTTTAGAAGAATACGCCACCGACCATCGAGGTCGACTCCGCCGCCCACGCGGGATTAAACGGACCTATCGTGTACGTTACCACGATCTTCCCTGGCGCTCCTGCACCAGAATATGCCGTTTCTGCGCCGCTACTACCGAAGGAAGCAGCACCAGCGCCGGCACCTCCTGGGGTGCCGCCCGCGCCACCGTGTAATTCAGCAGCATCGTATCCGCACGCGCCGCCGCCAGCGCCGCCTTTAGGATCGCTTCCCCCTACCCCACCAGCATCAACGGGAGGCGTTCCAGGAGGGGTGCCGATGCCGCCAACGCCACCGCTAGAATTATCTCCATCACCACCATTGGTTCCTTGGTGTGGGGCAGTAACGTCGACGCCTTGTTTTCCTGCCCCATCGGGTCCACCCGCACCACCGGCACCGCCCGCACTTTGCCCATTGGCGACCACATCAGGATTGTTTCCACCGCGCCCGCCAGGGAACCCGACTCCATTTAAGACCGTTCCACCCAAGCCACCAAGTACAGCTCCAGTTGTGTTCACCACTGCAGAACCGGCCTTGCCGCCGCTAGCCCCACAAGTCGTGACGTTGAATGTCGTATCGCCCCCGTCGTTACCATTGACAGCCTGATTGATACCGGCATGAACGCCAACACCACCAGCACCAACGATGAAATTGAGAAGCCCGGTTAAGCTCAGCCCAGTCGTTTTTGAATATGCGCCGCCCCCAGCACCACTCGCGCCGTTTGCGGACCCGGCCGAGGCGCCACCGCTCGCACCAGCGCCCCAGCATTCAACCTGGGTGATCGTGCCGGCAAAATTGAAGCTGCCAGGGCCTGGGGTCGTAAATGTCTGTGTCGGCATGAGGTTTTCAAAGCCCCTACATCAGAAGGATAAGACCACGAATTGCGCGCCCTGGTGCGCAATAATTGGCAGACTTTCGCCATCTACGTTGCTCTGTGACAATGCAGCGCCAACTGCCGTCGAAACAGCGATCGAGTTCAGGACCGGGCGGATGATCGTCTCAAGGCGCGTCTGACCCAGATTGTTCGGATGTATGCCGTCGTGCCAGTAGGCCGGAAAATCGGTGAAGGACGTGTCGTCCCCCATGATGGCGTCCGCGCCAAAGTCAGCGAATCCGTCGTAGTGAAGGCCAGGAGCCCATGAGCGGTAAATGATGTTTACCGGATCCTTGAGGGTGCTATTGAAGGTTGGATTCGTTCCCGGATCGATCGGAGTGATCGAGCACAGCACCACCTTCCAGCCAGCCGCGCGCCTCGCATCGAGGTATGAAGCGACGGCCGCCGCGTATATGGCCGCAGTTGCGTAGAGGCTTGACCCGCCTATGCTGTCGTTCGCACCAACCAACACGCTGAGAATATTAACGGTTCCAAGCGGCAGCATCGCGTCAAGCGTAGCCGCCCGAAGGTTCATATTCGCGAGGGCAGAGCCACCCACTGCGTTGTTGACGAAAGTGTTGATTGTGGGTGAAGCAAATGAAAGATAGCGGTCCGGATATGGGGTAACTCCGCCAATACCGCTCGTATCGGATGTGATGCTGTCCCCTTCTGCGACGTAAGCCCGACTCATCCCATCAATGCCTTCATCGTCCTGCTACGCGCCTCTTCCATGCGGGATCGCACAAAGACAGGATCGGTCATTCCTGATGCGTAACAATCGTTTACGGCATCCGCCATAGCCTTCTCAAGCGCCGCAGCCAGAGGTGCATGATCGGGGGTTGTCGGCGAAACCGATATGCCAACGGCAGTGACGATCGTTGAGTGCACACGCTCCTTGGAGGGCTTCAGCTCATCCGGCAACCCCGATGGCAACGCGCGCTCAACCAGCCAATCGTGCGAATAGAGACGCTTCGCCATAGGAACGCTATCAGCTTGCGTCCGCGCGTGATGGAGCATAATCAGAATTTCTTGGTCGTTTTTTGGCTGGTAGAAGTCGGGATTCGTTTCTGACCAGAGCTTGCGCGCACCGGCAATATCGAGTTCCAAGAGGCAGCGGCGGAACTCGCTCATGGGACATCACGTCATAGTGACGGAAGTAGCAGTTGTGAGCCGTGGAGTAACCGAATTCCCACACGAAATGTTTGGGGTCACCGTGCCAGAAAAGAGAATTGGTTGAGCCCCAGTTGGCGGATTCGCATTCGACTTTGAAAGCGAGAAAAACTTCGCCACTCCGCTGCCGGCCGTTCCCGCTGGGAAACTGATGGCGGTCACCGGGACTACAACGTTGTTCGTCACCGTCCACCCGCCGCTGCTCCTTGCGACGTTTACGCGCGTGTAGGGCTGGTATCCGTTCGCGTTGTTGGCGTTCGCCATCTCGTTCGATGTCGCGTCTCCGGATGGCGTGGGGTCTGCCGTATGAAGCGCAACGCCAATATTGGTCTGCGGGCTTGATCCCGCATTGTCCGCGTAGTTCGCCCATGCGCTGGCGTTGAAAATCAGCAGCAGAATATTGGTGGCCGTGATTGTCGCTATACCCATGACTACGGTTCCTTTATCACCCTCAACGTCATCTGAATTTCTTTGACGACGTTACACATAGTTGCGACCATCCGGTCCCAATTCTGATCCGCCTGAAGGTACGAGAACCGCTCGTCGAGGACAAGGTTGGTGGAGACGATTTCAAAATCGACACCTAAATAGAGCGCGAGCGGGGAATTGGCGCCTTTAATCTTCTGAACTTCAAGACACATTTTCTTTGAGAAAAGCTCGAAAGTGGCGGGCAGAATCGGACGAATATGAGTTGGGTCGCCCAGAAAATAGTCATGTCTCGGATGCGGCACGTTCACGTAGATCAGGGCGCCGTTGGTGCAGATCCGATAGAGTTCCTTGATTATTCCGAGGAAGACGGTTGGCGATTGCCCCATGTGTTCCAAACTATGGATAAAAGCGGCTGACTCAACGCTGTTGTCCGCCCAAGGCCATGGAAATACCTCAAGGTCAACGAGCCATTTGGGATTCGCGGCTGGTTCTTTGTCGACTGGTTCAAACCCCTCGACTGTGTTCTGACCCGCCCCAAAATTGAGCTTCAGAAGAGACATTGCTCCGCCTTTCTCACGGCCCGCTCCATGACGTCCGGCCACGATTCATTCCATTGCCGTTCAATGTGATGAATTTTGGGATACCAGAATTTGTTCTGCCCGAAGCTCCAGCGCCAATCCCCCGCGCGCCGGTTTCGGATGACGATGGCGGGTATCCCCATGGCGCCGGCGAGGTGAGCGACGGACGTGTCGACGGTGACCGTCAGGTCCATCCCCTGAAGGATCCTCACGGTGTCCCGCATATCGCTGATCCAGGGGGTCATGTCCTCGACAATGCCGTGCAGGCCCAATTCCGTGATATCGGCGGCGCGCGGGCCCACCTGAACGGCGTGGAGAGTGGTGTTCGGAAGATGGGTCAGCGCCATCATGTCCTTGAGGGGCATGGAGCGCCAATAGTCGAGATCGTTAGCTCCGCTGCCGGACCAGCACATGGCGACCCGCTTGAGGGCGGGGTTCACCTTGTAGGGTTTCTCCGGATATCCATCCCCGTTGTAATAGCCCGAGATATACGGCGCGCTAAAACGCTCAAGATCGCTGTGCTCGAGCCCAAGCGAGAGGGGTAGGGACATCATCGCCGTCCAGGCATCGGCCTTCGGGAGATGCTGAGGGATGGGGAACACTGTGACATTTTCGGGTAACCAATCCTGACACAGCGAGAATAGTTCCCGGTTCGTGAAGAACATCACCCGATCGACCCGGCGCGCGGCTTCGGGGATGAACCGCAGCATCGAGATCGTATCGCCAATACCTTGTTCGGCCTGGATAAACAGCGTCCCGACGTGCTCGCCCTTCCAGGTGGGATAGGGATAGTTCTGCAGCATGGGGAGCTTGAAGGGAAAGCGGGCCCGGTAGTGCTCAAGGCCCTCCCTCAGATTGCCGTTGTAGAGGTGCGCGAACGCCAGACACATCGAGAACCGGGGCTCCCCGAGCCCCAGGTCGACGCCGCGCTGGGCGTGCCGTAAGCCTTCCTTGAGGTCTCCCATGGTGATTTCGACCTGCGAGAGATTGGACCATCCCAAGGGGAGTTCGGGGGCGAGTTCGACAACCCGCTTCAGGCACGCCATGGCCGTGTCGTTGTCACCGACAACATGGGAATACCAGCCGAGATTGGTCATCACCCTGGGATCGCCTGGATGGAGCTGGTAAGCCCGCCGAATAGCGTGCAGTGCGGCATCGTGCTTCTTGGAGTTGAACAGGATATCCGAGAGGTGAAACCATGCGCCTGCGTGCTGCTGGTCGGCCTTGAGGCAAGCGACGAGGTATTGATAGGCGCTGTCGGCATTCTTGAGTTCGATGGCGGTCAGGGCGAGGGTGAAGAACTCCGCCCCTGGAGACGCCTGATCAAGCATCGTTTCCGGGGCGTTCATTGCGACATCCACGCCGCGTAATCGTCCTCGAATCCCTTGAGCGACTTTTCCGAGTCCTCATCCTCGAACATCTTCTCGATCACGCTGAGCGATGTGGTGGCGATGTCGGCGCCGCTGTCGAAGGCGCGGACTACAGCTTCGGGATTCCTGAGAGACCCGGCGACAATTGAAGTTCTTATGCCCTGTCTTTCAAAAACAGCCCGTGTGCGCTTGACCACGTTAGCGGGATCCAGCTTCGCATCGAGCATCCGGCCCCAGAAGAAGGAGACAAAGCGAGCACCCATCGCAGCGGCTGCGATCGCCTGCGCCTCAGTAAAGACGCAGGTAGCGTTCACCGGACATCTCGTCACAAGCATGTCCTTCAGAAGCTGCGGCCGGTTGACCGGGGCCTTGGCGATGATGTGGTGACGAAGGGATTTGATCTCTTTGCGCAACGCCATGAATTCGAGCGCCGTTGGCACCTGGATGTGAAGTTCTTCCAGCGTCGGAACAGCTTCTAAAAGCGCGACGACATGGCCGATGGCGGTTGTCTTCGGTTCTTTGGCAAGTAAGCTCGGATTGATCGTGCAGCCGCTCACCAACCCTCGTGTGATGGCTGAGCGAATGGTTTCGATGTTTGCCGAGTCGATAAAAATTCTCAAAGCCGTCCGTCCTCCACAAAGTAGGTATCCGATTCATCGTCGTAACTAGCGGCTTCCCAAATAACGCACTTGGTTCGTGCAATCCTCTGATGATCGACCCCTGGGGGAATTTCGATCGCGCTTCCTGCATCAAGCACTAAGGTATCTCGCACGCCGCGTCCTTTGAGAAAGTTGATCTGCAAACTTCCTTCAACGACAAAATACACTTCTCGTTTGATGACGTGATGCTCCATGCTGCTTTGGAGTCCCGGCATCATGCTCATGCGCTTGAGAGCGAGGCCAGTTGATGCTCGGACCGTATCGATAGACCCCCAATACGTGTCCATCTTTTCGACCTTTGGAAACAGAAACGGTAAGCCTGCCATCACCACGCCTCCAGCATTTTCCAGAATTCGTCGGGGTTCGGCGGGTCAGCGCCGATGTTCTTGGTAGAAAGGCCAGCCCAAGTGTTTGCAACGCGCAGCGCGAGGGAAGGATCGTCAAGCGACATGAGGCAAAACGCGGCGAGGAAGGCGTCGCCCGCTCCGGTCGAGTCGACACAATCGACCGTGATGCCGCGCATCTCATAGTGCATCTGACTGCACCCCTCTAACTTTGATCTAAAGAAGCAACCGCGTGCACCGAGCGTGACAACATGCTTCTCTGGTAAAGGTCCAGTAGCGCCCGCTTCCGTCTCGTTCAGAACAAAGATCGTTTTGTCCGATCGATAGAGAATATGATTGCTGACGCTCTGGCTGACCTGAGAGGCGACATAGAGCGGCTTGTCGAAGTGCTGGCAATATCCCACGATATCCGCGATCCGTTCCGGCGTCAGAAGGCCATGGCGGTAATCGGCTACCACAACCTTGTCGGCTTGCGAGATGCCTTCGTCGAGGTATTCTTCCCAGATCGGCTCCTCGATTCCCGGCCCGAAGGTGTCGAGTTGGAGGATCTTCTTGCCATCGCACCAAATACGCTGCTTTTTCGTCGTCGGCTCGCCCGCTCCAGTCCAGCCGACGCTATCGTTGTAGAAGGTCGGAAGGTTTCCGAGCGCGACGAGGTTTCGGTAAACTAGCCCCGCGCCGCCCAGCGACCGCGCTTCATGCACGACACAATAATTGGGTGTCAACGGAGATCCTTCAGCCGGTTTGATCGGCTCCACGAAGGTCTGTACGTCAAGGATGGTATCGCCGATCAGAAGGATCTTCTGCGAGGCGAAGTAATCCCGCAGGCGATCGGTCAGTGCTGTCATTGTCTGGAGTGCTCAAGCTCTCTCGAACGCGACTTTGTCACATTCCCGGAGAGAATTAAAGGCTTATCACTCGAGCCCGATGCGCTTCGTATAGAGCGCGGTGACCTTCATTGACGCGACCGACGTCCCGCAGGTGGCCGTCCAAGCGGTTGCCGCTGTGGTCTGTGGTTGCGCGTCAGACGAGGGCCAGACGAAGCCGCGAGTGTCGCCGGCCGGAACGTTAATGAGGATGGGTTGGTCGGTTCCAGAGCCATCCTGGATCGTGACTTCGGATGCGGACGCGCTCGTATTCGAGAGCAGAACGCCGTAGAGATCGTTAAACACCCCGGCCGCGCCCGCAGGGATGATCGATGTCGCAGCCGTCGACGACGTGATCGTGGTTTCTTGGCGCCCCTTGAGGGACGCCAGTTTTACGGGTGTGACGCCAGCGCCCATACCTTTTACCTCTTCGGGAAAACCGTCACGCTTTTTAACATGGCGATGCGGCTGCCGCATCAAAAATTTCGAACACCCTGCCGACAACTAGGTTGTTATAGAGCTTGCCGACGAGCTTCTTAATCTCGGCCGCTTCTTCGATCGTGATATCGATCGGGAGCTTGTTGTCGATCTTCATTGCGAGCGCGAACCGCTTGACCTTATCGGCGGCCGGAAGTTGCGTTTCGTCCTGGAATTGCGCGATCAGCGCTTCTTGACAGGCGTTCAACAGGAGGAATGGCTGTTCCGCCATCTTGAGCGGCTCACTTTTGAGATCGAGAATAGGTTTCTGAAAGTCAATAAGCATAATTGATCAATCCCTCTTAGTACCCATAGGGCAGGTTAACGGGGTAAATGTTGATAGGTTCATCATAGATAGACACACCAGATCCGAACTGCGCTGTTGCGATCGTGCTCGTGAGAACGACAGTAAGCCCAGAGAATTTATTAGTTCCGCCTCCAGGCCACGGAAATCCTATCGAATCCAGCCAATCTCCAGCCCCTCCCGTGACTGTTGCAGGGTCGAGCGCCACGGGACCAAACCCGCTCCCGACAGGGAAAGTCACCAAGAGTGGCGCTGTATCCTGGTTCTGAAGATACCAATATTTTACAGTTCCTCTCGGCAGCGTCAGCGTGATCGTGTTCGCTATAAGATTTGTCGCTGCGCCGAAGGTTGGCATCAGATCTTGCCAACCAACAACCAATAAGGATTTGAAGCAAGGTTTGGTTCAAGCAGCTGAAAAGTTAGCGATCCTAAAGCCCCACCTGGTATGACGGTAGTACCACTTTCGATGGTGTAGTTCAAACTCCGGACAAGCACGGTATTTGCGCTTGTGTCTGTTTTCTTAATTGTTATTTTTCTGCCATCCTCCACATGCACCGGAAGATAGACATCCCTGTGTCCGTTTGTCGTATCAATAGCGGCGAACTCTGTACTGTCGTCTAAATAAACGTCCGCAGCTGTCGAGTCAGAGGTAAACGTCACGTATCTTTCTGGAATTTTCAGATTTCCAGGACCAAGAATATGAACCGATTCACGATCAACACTTCCGGTTGCCACGTTCATGAAATTGAATTCTGTTTCTGTCCACACAATGCCGTTGTCAGAAACCGTCCCGCCTGTAGCGACAGCAGGAAAGTTAGGTTTTGAACCTCCAGAGGTTCCCCCGGTAGTCGCGACAAATAAGCGAAGGGAAAAAAGGCTCGCCCCCTCCACAATGCCAGAATGAAGTGGGTACGAAGTGCCCGCAGCCCACCCACTAGTAGCATTGTTACTGCTGATGCCTCTTACATCGACAAGAGTCCCGGCACCTGCATAAAGGAACCTCATAGATTCGGTTCTTGAGCCATGAATGAGACAGAAATTGTACGATCCAGCATCGCCGACCCTGATGTCGTATCCATCATTGAGAATCTGCGTATATCCAGTCGTTGACTCAAAGCTAGTTGCGATGACATGCACGGTCCCACCAACAGCATAAACACCATGCATCGGGTAGTTCTGGATGTCACCGCCATAAAATGTATTGGCGACATTGTTGAAGCCGTTTTGGTAATAACAAGCGTATGAGGCGTTAGCCAGATGCAGATTCGTATAGACACATTCTGATCCTTGCGCGCTGCTTCCACCCTGTCTGGTAAGTGCAACAGCGTAGGTCGATCCACCACCGTTGACCAAAAGATTTCGTAAATTGTTCCCTTGCACACCTCGCGTTGAATATGGATGTCCCGGTACATTTCCATCGACATCCAGGGCAACAGTTGCGTTCGATTGCTGCAACTCGATAGAAAAGTTTGCCAGCTCCGAATACCACAGCCCATCAAATGCGAGCGAAGTAACGTTGCCATAAATAGTTGTGGCGAGCATTCCGGCACCCTCGATCACGCCGGAAACTAAGTTGCGAATGAGCCACGTATCGTTGCCAAACTGATATCGGCCATTTGGCAAGAATAGTTTTTTGTTCAGATAAGAGGACGATCCGTGCTCAACTCCATCTGCTCCAAACGCTGCATTGGACGCCGCCTTACAAGCGCAAAAATCTATTTCTTGCGTCAGTGCCGTAGCGAAAGGATAGACAGCCTGCGCCGCTGCAAGAGAGCCATACATTGAGCTTAACGGATGAGATGAACCATCTGCTATGAGACCGTAAGATTCGACTGACAGCATCCCATTGAATGTTCCGGCTGGTCCGGCTGGTCCGGCTGGTCCTACCCTGGGTCGAGGCCGATATCCCATCTAGCTCACCCGAACACGGTCCCGAAGCTATGGGCAAATCCAGCAGCCG